TCACATCGCCAGCATGGGAGCGCCCGACAGTCCAAAGCGCTCTTGCCAAACCTTCGCCCTTTCGTCGGGCGACATTCCATAAAGCACTTCGACACTCAGCGGGGCCGGATGGCCTACAGCGTGGTGCCATGCCTTGACGCGGTGATCGGGGTCTAGGCCCATGAGCGCTTCAACTTCGGGTAGTTTTGGCTTGGGTTTCGGCTTGGGCGGGGGCTGGTAGAAGATGCGCTTGTACCAGGGGACGAAGTTTTTCCACTTGGTGAGCCGGGGCGGAAGGGTGCAGTACCAGCCATCGCCAGTTTCGGTGGAGAACAGGGCATAGGATTGATAACACTGATGTTCGACCGCACCGCGATACATCCAAGTCTGCACCGCGGGAGCATTGGCGTCTTGGCCAAATCTTGCCTTGGCAACATGGATGCGAGGAAGTTTGAAGGGCGTGAAAGGTATCTTGATACGGTCGAGGCGGCGACAGCGGGCATAGGCTTCTATGACGGCTTCCCGAACCTGTTTATCAATCAGGGATGGGGCCTGGGCGATCAAGATAATATCCCAGCCTCTTTTGCGGCTATGAAGCAGCCAATCAATGATTTCCTGTCGGTCTTTGGCTTGCCAGTTGCGGGAACTGAGCCAGGGGCCGGATTCGTCAATCACGAGCAGTCCGGCGCATTCTTCACGGCCAAATTGATCTTCCCGCTTCCACCCCAGGCCGATAGCTTCGAGGACTTCAAGGGGGGGCGGGCGGGAATTACTTCGACAAATTCAGCCGCGAGGTTGTCCTTATGGCTTAGGGATGCCGGGGCGCAATCTACCGCGTAATTAGCCACCACACGCCGACCCTGACGGAGGTAATCAAGAATGATACCGGTGGCAAGGGTACTCTTGCCGGTGTCGGGCTGGCCGGATAGGCAAGTAATCATGTGATATAGCTGGCCAGCTTGAGATTATCGACGTTCCAGCGGTAGAGAAACACCGCCGTATCCACAGCGACCGCAGCAGAAAAGCAGGTGGGCGCTACGTCGGGGACGGCGACCCAGAGGCCGGTAAGAACGCCGGGATGGCCGGGAAACGCCCAGACGAGGCCGTTGAGAATGCCGGAAATACCCATGTAAAGCGCCGTGGTCAGGGCGGCGAAGGTGGCAATAGCCGCCGCCGCAAACGCCAGTTTTTTGGTGAGGTATTTGGCGAAGAATTCAGCGAGGCCGGCGAAGAGGCCGACTAACAATCCAGCAAGTAAAGGCATTTACGCATCCCCCGATACACCTTGCGCCCGCTTTATTCCGTTCCAAGCGTAGAGGCCAGTTAGAAAAATCCAGACATAGCCGACACCCTCGCGAACGATGCCGAGCCAGTGGCAGAAGTCCCAGGTAGTCATCCACTGGCCGTAACCGAATTCAAAGGTGCCGCACGCGCCCTGGGGAAGATCGGGGGACCAGACGAAGGGCAATTCACCGACATGCCCGGAACCGCCAGGGCCATGGCTGTTAAGCTGGCCGGTTCGGTCGGTGCCGTATTCGCCTAGCTTGCCTTCGGCACCGGAGTAACTACCTCCAGCGCCAGGAGTGCCGGATTCGTCTATACGGACAGTGCCGGGAGTAGTGCTGGTGCCGGGGTCGGTGCTGGGCGTCGTACCGCCACCGCTGGGATTGCCAGCACCGGAATCCTGAATTACCGAATCGACTATAACCATGCCATTGGAGCCAGGTGCGGAGGTGTTGACAGTAAGGCGAGAAAAAGAATCAGTGTCGGGGTCATAAGTTGTATCGACCAGCGTAGAAGAGCCGTCCGGATTACGAGTCAGGTCGATTTGCTGATTGCCATTGTCGATGTGGGTATTGCTGGCAGTGTTGGTGACATTGGACGGCAGAGGTTCAGGGTCTTGCGCATCTTCGGCACCAGATGGGTCAATGGTTTTTCCGTCTCCGGCGGGCTTGGGTACAGCCGATGCATCGGAAAGCGTGCACGAAGACCCGCTAAGCGTGTAGCCGGATGGGCAAGAGTCCATGGGAACATTTTTAGCAATCTGCAAATAAGTCGAGCCATTAACGCAACGTGCGTATGTATGTTCTGGGTTCGTGTAAGAATCAAAAGACCAACCAGGATAAGAACTACAACCCTCCTCCGCCGTAGCAAGACCCGGCCCCGGATCATTTATCATCCCAACATGAGACCAGCCCAAAGGGCGAGAAGCAGACGATGGCGGAACAGGGTTGCCAGCCGCGTCCTTATTCCACCCCTGAGGGGTAGGTTTAGGGGCTTGAGGATTAAGCCGGGCTTGAAGCGGGGCTTGCTCGCCAGAAGGCGGGGACTGATCTTTGTTCCACCATGCAAAGCCAAGAATGGCGACGCCGTGGACCAGGGCAGAACCGGCTAACCAGGAACCCAGGCCGGTTTCCACACCGGTCACAATGCCGACGCCGAAAGCCAACGGAATGAGGGCTTGGGCTTGACGGACGGGAAGGCAGACCAAGACCAGGGAGAGGACGAAAACGCGGAGATAGCGGGAGGTCAGCATTGGTCTACCCTTTGTGTTTTGGTGCATTCCCACCAGTCGATATAGTGCAAGCGGCGCTCTTCACGGGTAAGGGAACAACCGGTAATCGTGAGGGCGAGAATAAGGACGAGAAAACGGGCCATGAGCAGCGATTCCCCCGCCGTGGCCCCACCGCTGCGCAGTGGGACCACGGCGGGGGAGATCGTTACACCTTGTTGGCGAAACGCTTGGTCAGCTTCATGCCGACGCCAAAGCCCAGGACGGTCAGCAACACCGGGTAGGCGTAACCGGCCAGGGTGGTGGAGTCGGTGCCCAACGCGGCGAAGGCCGTATCCGCACCCGGAGGCAGTTCGGCGTAGGCGTTGCCGATCATCACCATGCCGGAGGTGACGACGGCGGCGGCGGGCTTGGCGATTTTCGCGCCGTACTTTTTCGCTTGTTTCCAGACTTTCATTGCAATTTCTCCTTATCGTGTGATGCTTGCCATTCACGGGACGGGCTGGCAGGCGTTGCCCTATAACACGTCAAAAAGCTTCCGAAACCATTGCTCAAGCAAGCCGCCGCTGTAGCCCAATCCCCACGCGGCGAGGCAGTAACCGACGAATTGCATTACGTCCTGGATAGTCATCGTTGTTTTCCGGCGATGTAACCCAGGGCGAAGAGGACGGCCCAGGCGATGTAGGGGAGGAGCTGGATGGCTTGGTCAGTGGTGAACATCACAGGACCCAGACATAGAGCGCAGCCAGTTCAATGAGCGCCGCTACGGCGAGCCAAAACCAAAATGCGGCGCGGAACATTAGGCGGCTCTCCGCACTTCCGGCAGGCCGTACCATTCCGGCACTTCCAGGGGCTTGAGGTCGAAGCGGGGGAGGGCGTCCAGCATCCGCTGCAACGCTTCTTCGGTGTTGGGGCGGCCTGTGACGTGGCGGGGTTCGGCGGCGTCAATGCCGTAGTCCCGCAGGGCCTTGACCATGCGGAAGTAGGTGGCCCGGCTCATGAGCATCCGCAGATCGTCGCCGCGAATCCAGTGCAGGGCGGCAGAGCGGACTTTGACCGGCATTTCCGAGACAAGGCGGGCGGCCCGGTCGGGGGAGGCGTTGAGCAAAAAATCCGTTTCGGCTTCGAACAGTGATATGACTTTTCCCATGGTGGCTTCTCCAATATGCCTCAGCGCGTTATCCCTTAAAAAATCCGTTCCCCATTTGCATTCGACGCGAATCAAACCGAGTTCCAGCGCGAATTGGTATTCCTGGCTGGCCTTAACCCGTTTCTTTGCTTCCTCGCCTTTGGCATGAGCCAGCATTTCGGCGGCTTTGCGGTAGACCACTAGGGCCTTGTGGAGCCGCTTGCCCTTGCGGGCTAAATGGCCGAACACGATGGTTTCATCCCCATACATGCCCTTAGCGATACGGGCGGCGCGGAGGCCGCCCATGTAGCGCATGGCTTCCTTGGCGATGGCTTCATTCCCGGCGAAATAGTTGCAAGTGGCGTGCAGTTCCCGCTGCACCGCGCCGGTCCATTCGGTCCAAAGCCCTAAATCCCGATCGTGTTCGGATACGCTGGACTTCTCCACCAAGCGCCCGGCGTGGAAGGCGGGAAGGCCGTATTGGGTCACCACGTCGGAGGCTTTTTGTATCGTGTCGTCTAGGCCGTAGTTGAAAACGTTGTCCGGGCGGTCCAAGCGGCCCACGTTGCCGGACAGGGTAACCAGAGAGCCGTCACAGCGGGTTATGACCTTGGTGTCATAGCTCCCGCAGTGTTGCAGGCTGGACACGGAGTACCCGGGGGCGGTGTCCTCGCCCTCGTTGGAGAGCACCAGATACTTCACGCCGTCCACTTCCAGCCATTCGGCTTTTTCGGCTTTGGCGCGGACTGCGCCGCCTACGGGGGGAAGGCCCCCTTCCGGGTGCATTTGGGCAAGGTAAATCCAGTCGATAAAAACCGGAGTTTTCTTCATGCGCCAGTCTCATTTTGAGACTCCACAGAGCTCTTTACTTGTACGCTCTGTGGAACCCCACCGGGGGGCAACGCGCCCACCTCTGGAATAACCATTTGCGCAAGTCGGAAATGGGCATTCCAGAAACGGGAAAAAGCCCGCTTCGCCCGGCGGGAGGAGGTCACCGGGCGAAGCTTGCGGGCATGGGCCAGGACGGCCCCAGGGAAGGAGTACATCAGCCCTCTACGACCACCAGTTCATTGCGGGCGGAGCGGACGGGGGTTTTCTCGCCGGTGTCCTTGTCGGTGGTGTCGTAGTTGTTGGGCATACCGGACACGCGAACAAGGCCGGTCCATTCCTCGCCGGGGCGGCCCAGGGCGGTGTTGGACCGCAGTTCGATGGTGGCGGGGTGGCTGAACTGGTCGGCGGCGGGGAGTTTGACCACGGTCAGCCACAGGGGGCCGGCGGAGGTGTTGAGCTTGCGGGCGGTGGCGATACGGCCAGACAGAAAAGCGTGGCCGGGAGCAATGGAACGGGCGGAAGGCTTAATGGGGGTTGCGGCTTCGGCAGACAT